ACACCTTGAGGCCCTATTGGACCTGGGTCACCAGGTTCGCCCTTCTCGCCCGGATCTCCCTGAAGTCCTTTGGGTCCTTGTGGTCCCTCTGGACCAGGATCACCCTTCTCACCGGAAATACCCTGAGGACCTTGGGGGCCCTGAGGTCCTTGGGGGCCAGGTGCTCCCTGCGGTCCTTGGGCGCCTGCTACTGCTTCGCCAGTACCATCGGGGCCAGCTGGGCCCTGAGGTCCTTGCGGTCCGGGCGGACCCGGAATACCTTGTTCACCTTGAGGACCTTGCAATCCCTGCGGGCCAGGCTCGCCTTGGGACCCAGGACGCGGCCGGAATTGAAATGCGGTCAGTACGTTGATGGGCTGGGTCGGCGCTGTATTCGGAGGCGAACCAGAATCCGTGGAAACCGGAATTGCATATGTATCAGAACCCTGGTCAATTGCTGAACCCAAAGCTTCATAAACATGCCATGAATCTGGATCAGTCGTAATCTGAAGATGAATACGATCTCCAGCCTCCAGAGCTTGAAGAGTTTCTAAGTGTTCATTTCCGTCCGCATCGTAGCAAGAGGTAATTAACTCTGTGGCCTCGCGGGGCGGAGGATCAGCGGCACCCATCAACCCTCGAGCCATCGGCGACGAAACCGGATTTACCTCCCACGTCCACATGGACTGAATCGTGTCACCACCAGGAACTCCAGGCGGACCAGACGGGCCTTCAGGTCCAGGAGGTCCTTCCTCGCCCTCTCCACCGGTGCCTAGATCGGCCGGAGTATTGTCCAAATTGAACAGCCTTAACAGAACTTCTTCTCGTCCACCGACTTGTCTTTGTCTATAGACATACGCCCGAAAGAAATTGCTGGGCATTACGCAAATGCCTCCTGTTAGAATGGCTCTGATTTCCGAAAACTTATTAAAGCTCTCGAAATATCAGAGCCATTTTCATCAAGCTGCTAGGCGGTAGGCGAGAACTGAATGTCGCCCACAACCGCGTTGCCGGGAACCACGCTGACCGTACCGACCGAGATCACGTCGTCGGTATTGTCATCCGCCGACTCAGGATCGGTGCAGGTAATCTGTGCCGCTCCCAGCCCGCCAACGACAGTCACCGTGGCTGACATACCATCTTCCGCGACTTCGATAGTCGCCACGGACTCGTCTGACGACGTCCACGTAGGTGTCGCTCCGGGAGTTGCGGGGTTACCGCGCGCGTCGAGAAATGTCGCCGTTGCGGTGAGAGGGGCAGAGTCGTCCTGCACCTGAATGTCGCTCACGTCAAGGCCTCCTTGGGTTGAGTAGAATATTAGAGGAAAGGCAGTCACCGGTTGCCCGGGTGCTGCTGCATCCAGCTGGTCAGCCAGTTTTCGAAATTCTTTGGCAAAGAATTTCGCATTGTTCTGGAGCAGACGCTGGAAGAAAGTCTGTCGCATACATAACCTTTTGGTCGGCTTTTATTCAAACGCCTCCGTGTTAGCTTTAAATGCAATGTAAGCGTCCATCATGGCCGCCACGTTGTCGATCTTCTCTTCTTGACGTTTCTTGAGCAGCTTACGATTGCCGTTAGTATCCTCCAGGGTAATGGCATTACCCATGGCGAACGACATCAAAGATTGATCAAAGATGAGATGTCGATCTTCGGAGAGCTTCTTCAGCTCACCCAACGGCACAGACTCGGTCTTGGCCCCCTGAATCACCTTCTCAATCCCGAACGGTCCGTTCTCCGCTTCCCAACGTTTGACAAACTCCTTGGCGTTGTACGGGTCGTAACCCAGACAACGCACATCGTATTCCGAGGTTATGATAAAGGCATCGAGATCATCATAGATCTCTTCCCAGTTCAGCACAGTACCGTGCATGACATGGAGACTACCCTCTTGAATAAACTCTTCATACTTCTGCCGCATGGCTGATTGCAGCAACATCAAGGTACGTTCAGTGATATAGCTGCGAGTCTTTACTCCGAAGAGATCTCCACCCAACGGGAAGAGAAAAGTAAACGCCCAGAAGTCATCGCCTTGCGAGGCATCCATTCCCATGGCGCAAGGGAGTTGCCAGAATTCACGAACACGATGTGGAAGGGTTTCTTCGTACGTAAAGAAGTACGTGTAGCCCTCCATTGGAATTCCAAACCGCTTGGCCAAAATGTCATTTCGAGCCGCTGGAGCTTTCTCGGCCCGTTCCACGTCAAGCTGATACGTTTCATAAGTAACCGTTTGCCCCAGATTTGGGTTCGCCTTCAACCACAGAGCTGGATCCGCCACTTCCTCCAAGTCATCCAACTTATAATGCCAGATCGAGATGTGCGGAGCGTAATACTCGCCCTTAAGGATGTCAGCTAGTTCCATTTTGATTGTATCGCCTGAACCAGCACGAACCGTACCTTCAGACGAGATAGCAATAATCAAGTAGTCATCTAGCTTGGAAGCGCCTTGCTCCACCGCGCCAATCACATCTTCTCGGAGATCTCCGGAAAGCCATTCATCAATAGTGGCAATCTTGGTACGAAGCCCCTGCAGCTTGTTAATAGCCATGGGACGGATCTCGAGCAGGCTTCCAGTGAGGAAGTTCTCGATGCCCTTCTTGGTCGCTGCCAGTTTCTGCCGTAGCATCCGATTGCCCGTAGTATTCTGCATCGAGCCTTCGGTCAGAAACTTGAACAACGGGCCCCGAGCCCGGGTTATGGCTGTACGAATAGGCGACATGACTTCTTCCGCCTGTTTCATGGTCGGAGCCGTCGTGATCTGATGAGTTGTCGCCGTGTCGACCGTCATGAAGTAGGCCTGGATCAATGCAGCGAACATCGACTTGGCCGCGCCACGGGCCACAATGAGGTAGAACTTCTTGACCAACCGGATCTTGATCGTTCGTGTCTCGTAGTGACCGCCGTGGTTGCCGTCAGAGGGAACGTAGACCGATCGGTCCATAAAGTAGTACCAGCCGAAGATCTGCTCGGCCCAGAGCTTAAACGTAAACAGGAGGTGGAGGTCGCTGCCTTCAGTCAGTGTCATCTCGCCTTCACAAAAGCGCAGAAAACCCTCCACCGCCTGATCGTCGTAATAGATGTTGGGATTAGAGATAAGCAAGTCGATCCGGTTCATCTCCATCGAGATTTCCCGGTTGACCGGAATCTCGCCCCGCATTACCGCGTTGCGGAACTGCCCGTAATACACTGGGACCGCCGTATTGGACAGCACCGCTCCTCCTTTCCTTACGGAGGCGGACCTCTACGTCCTCTCCAACTCGAATAGCCGTACGGAACTCCAGGCACGAATAGCAGAAGTATCCCGACGACAACGCAGATTAGTCCCAGCAAAGCTGAGACAAAGACCCACAGAATGATTCCGATGATAATCAGCGCGAGACCCAATAGGTCACCTCCCCCCTTTTTGCCCTTGGTTCGACTTACACCGCCAGAGCGCCCACTGCGGCAGCCGTGGCCGCGCCCTTCTTAGCCTTCTTGAGCACACGCGGAGCGGCGCTGACCGCGCCCTTCTTAAGCGCCTGCTTACCTTCTTGTTGGATCTGTTGCTCTACAAATCGCCTACCCTTGGAGGACATGAGAATGCCCACCTGATTCTCGACCTGTAGTCGATTAGCCAATTCACGTAGCTGTTGGGTGGACAAAGCATCGGTGCCACTCTTCTTGACGATTTGCTTTGCTGTGGCTGCCTTGACTGCATCTTCATGCGCCGGTTGCGATTCGCCACCCTTAGCCTGCACCTTAGTCTGTCGCTTACGCAATCCGGTATCAATATGCGTCTGAGTGGTAACCGCCTGAGCTCGACGCACTCCCCAACGCATGCCCTTGATCCCGTAGTGGGACAGGAACTCAGCACCGAGCTCGGCGGTCTGGGCCATGGAATTGTCAGACTTCTTCAGTCCGGTAATATACCCTTCATCATCCATGAGCACGTCAAGTAGTGTAAAGTCACTAGCAGCATGCTGCACCTGTCGACTAGAAACCTCCCAACCATAGTTCGTGTTAGGAAGATCGCCTCCTCGTTCACGAATCGTGTACTCACGTGTACCAGAAGGGTTCTTCATCGAGTTGGCCGTCTTCTCCAACCGATTGATGTAAGTCTCCCGAGCATCCTTACGATACGCTCGAGCTTCCTTACTCAGTGGCTTCAAAAGTCGATTCTTAAACCCTGCATTGGGATGCCGAGCCTTGAGTGCGGGGAGATCCTCTTTCTGAAACTTCGGATGCGCCGCATCGATAATCATCTCGCGGGCTTTGCTTTCGATTTGTCCCCCGAGCCCATCCGAACGAGGCTGAGTCCGAGATTCAAACTGAACGTCCCCGGCAAAACGCCCCGCAGCCTTGGCCGCTTTACCTACAGCTCCTCCTGCTGATTTAGCTGCCGTGCCAACGGATTGAGCTCCAGAACTGACCGCTTCCTTGCGCACTCCCCAACGCATACCCTTGACGCCGTGGTGGGTCAGAACGAACTCGGCGCCAAGTTCATCCGTCTGCTTCATCTCACCACCGAGTCCCTGAGGCACGTCTTCGTTCAGAGGACCGTTATACAGAGACACCAACTTCTTCCGCGCCGATGCGATCTGAGCATCCGTGGCATTCTTGATCTTATTGCCCCGGGCCGACCCAGTCCCACCCGTTGAAGAAAGCACCGCCGCCGCAGCATGGCAGCCGTTACGATTCAGAGTTCCGTCTGGTTCACGTACCGGAATACTGTAACGTTGTTTAGCCGTACCAGCATCGGCACCCCGATCTAGCAAGCACGCGCGCGCGTACTGCGCATCATCGTAATCACTGTCCTTGAAGTTCGACCAAGGTGTATCGGAGACCTTGGCCGCATGCGTCAACCCACTCATAGCCACATCCATAGGGGCCACCGCCAAAGCCTCGAACTCGTCCCAGTAATCCTTGAGTAGAAACTCTGGGCCATCGAAATCGTCAGTCCATACCGCAATCTTGTTAAACGATACTTCGAAAAATGTGCCATTTTGATCATCGGGCATCGATTTGGCTGGAGATGCCGGATAGCCCAAGGTCAGATGCGGCTGCCACGGCCCCTCGAACTGCGTAGCCGAGTCATAAGCCGTCTTGATGTTGTTGTCCTGTAACAGTGACGCCCGGAAATCTCGAATCGCCTTATAGTCATAGCGACCCTTCTTGAAGAAGAGCACATCTGCTTCGTCCGGTCCCAACACATCCCGACGATCCACCGGTAGATAGAATCGACTTAGCGTCATGCTGGCCGCATGCTCGACAAAGCCAAGAATTTGATCAAGATTTGCCACTTGATTTGTATCGCCCAGAAACAGCAAGGTCATGTGGGGAATCTTCTCGCTAGACACCTTCCAAACGCGGTCATTCTCATCAGGAATGGCCACTATGACAAGGTTACTCATGTAGACCTCCTGGTTGAGTGACCATTAACCACTTTTATCCAGCTATCGTAATCCAGCGCACAGTACGATAAGGTTGCATGTTCTGATGCGCATTGGCTGCAGCCTTCGCCCCGCCGTTGACACTACCCCCTGCCGATCCGCCATAGGCTCCAGCATTAGCTGAACCATCCCACATGGCATAGAGTGAACTACCAGTACCCCAACCTACAATTTCCTGATGAGTATGATCGGGTAGGCCACTTTCTGCTGCCGTCAATTTGTGAGCGTATTCCCCGCCTGTGGTAGCAATAGGATAGGTAGTACTCTGTCCCATCAGCACCAAGCCGCGAAGATCAGGAATCACGGCACCGAACATTTCATAGAGAACAGGATGTGTAGTCTGCACAATAGCCGAACCATCAAATTCTCGATACCCATTAGGAATGGTGCTGACTAACCACGGTATCGGTGAACCGATGAGAATACCAGTACCCGGTGGACCTTGTGCTCCAGCCGGTCCAGTGTCGCCCTTTGGACCCTGTACCCCAACGCCCTGTGGTCCCTGTGGACCTGTGGCTCCAGTTGCACCAGTAGCCCCAAGAACTCCTGGATCTCCCTTATCTCCCTTTGGTCCCTGAGGTCCTTGGATACCAGCAGGCCCAACCGAACCAGTATCGCCCTTATCTCCTTTAACCCCCTGAGGTCCAGGAACCCCTATATCACCCTTTGGACCTTGAGGTCCCGGATCACCCTTGCCTACTGGACCTTCCAGACCTTGAACTCCCTGAGCCCCGGTATCACCCTTAGGTCCTGGAGAACCAGTAACCCCAGTGTCTCCCTTGTCTCCCTTAGGTCCTTGCTGACCCGGTGGACCAGTAGGACCAGGATCACCTTTCGGACCCGGCTCTCCACCCACTAGATTGAGCGGCTTTCCATCTGGCCCAAAAAGCACCAGGCGCAGAAACTCCTGTCCCTCGGTTGCCCTTGATCCCGGAGGAAGCACCAAGGCATTGGTGATTCCGGCAGGCATTATTCACCTCCTATCCAGATTTGTTATCCGTACTAATGTTCTGTTGGATCTCCTCCGTCCACAAGCAGAGCCTTGACTGGGGTCGGATCGACCCACTCCGTGGTTTCGCGATTGACGTTGAGACGCCATTGGGCTTCTTGGAGCAATTGCTTGGTCGTGTCGAGCAGATACCCCGATGTCGGTGGATCGAAGATCAATTTAACCTGCAGGTAAACTACCGTCTTGACCTTACTCAATTTCGCCAGATCGTCGGACAAATACGAGTCCCACTCGGCCGTATCGTCTTCGATGGTAAAGCCGGTCTCCGGTCCCACGCCCAGATCGGTGAGAGTGGAGAAGGCCGAATTAATGTGGGTGATGATATCGAGATCAAACGATGTGTCATCGTCGCCTACACCCAGGATCTTCTTGGTACTCTTGAGGATACTCTGTTCCATTCTCCACCTCCTTGACGGTTAGCACAAGCCTATCCTGACCTTCAACTTGCGAATATGGCGAGTGGGGGCCGAGCGGTGATCCGCTTTATCAGGACCATGTGGGAAAATCAGCGGGAAACGTCGCCTGTAAGCTGATTGTGCTTCTCGCGCTGAGCCACGAGCTCGCCCTCACGAACCTCGCCTCCTCCAGTGCGCGAGTTGTGCAGACGACGCTCCTCTTCAAGTTGCTGTTCGCGTTGCTCGGGAGAGACGTTCACTTGCCTCGCCTGGGGCTGCTGCTCCGAAGTCTGCTCTTCCTGCTTCTCCTGCTTATCAGACTCCTGCTTCTCAGCTTCCTCGTTCTCCTTGCGCGTAGCGGCAGCCTTCTTCGCCGCCTCACTGCGCTGTTTCTTGGTCTGCGGCAATGAGATCGCCTCCTAGTTGTTCGGAGTATCGTCGGAATCGTCCTCGTCGTCGGAATCCTTCGGATCGGACTTAGGCGGACGATCCGGCGTCACCTGAGAGTCCACCGGCGGCGAAGGCGAGGCAATATCATGTGGCCTACGCATCTCGGCCTCGTCTTCTGGCTCCGACTGGGGTTCGGTATCCGGTTCCTGCGGCTCCTGCGTCTGGTCCTGCTCCTGCATTTTGACCTCCCTTTGTCTGATCAAATGTTCACCGCATGGTCCAGTGGGTCACAAACCGCGTGACTCGTCCCTCACCATGGGGCCCGCCCAGGGCATAAAACCTAGCCCAGTCATCGTAGTTAATCACCGGAGTGCCATCAGGAAAACGGATACGCTGGCCGTTGATCACCGCCCAGGTCGCCTCCAAGAACGGATTGGGCAACTTACCTTTTGCGGCATATTGCTCGGCTGCCCAGGGCCAATTCCAGGCCAAAGCGGCACACCGCATCGCCCATTCTTCCGGCTCATGCTTGGCAAAGTCCCGTAAGGAAAAGGCTTTAGCCCGCTTGATAAACTCCTCCGCTACCATCTGCATGGCCGAAGCTGGATCATACGCTACACGCATGGACATCTCAGAAAACGGGGGCCCGAGACACCGAATCTGCATAATCCCGCAGTCCACGCCTCCTGGTATGTTCCAATTGACCGCACCCAGGAGATTGCCCCCTTCACTGGCGGCAAACCCACGCAGTAGACCCGTAGGCAGCTGAGGATTCTTGTCATGTGTGCGAATATCGATCAGCCGAGTAATCTGAGCTTGCGTCGCCGGACCAGCAATACCGTCGATCACCAATGACTGAGAGCGTTGAAATACCTTGACTACCGTATCGGTCATTGGACCGAAAGCACCATCCGCGTCACAGTCGTGACCCAGTTTGTCCAAACCGCTCTGCAATGCGAATACCGGCCAACCCGCATCGCCTTGTCGCATCGACGAAGGCGTGGTTCGATTCGGACTAGTCGTTAGGGTCATCGTCTACTTCTTCGGCGTCAGAGACGCCAGGCGGTACGCTCGGATCCTCTTCCGGACCGTCATCGTCGTCTTCGAGCTCCTCTTCCGGCTCATCATCGTCACCTTCATCCGGCCCATCGTCATCCGGCTCTTCGGGACCCAGTTCCTTCTCGAGTGCCTTCTCGTCGTCGGTTGGAGCGTTCAGCTCGTCGCTCATAGTCTCACCTTCCACTCGGAGAGAAATGCACAGGATCGCGGGCCCCTAGGAAGTTGTGTAGAACCGGCCTGATTGGGCATCGACCCATCAGGGCGCCAAAAGTGCCATAGTCGGACACATCGATGGCAAACCGATCCGGTTGAGAATAGACATGATTAGTCGCCACTCCCGCACACCGTCCTGGGCACTGTGGAGCTCCGCACATGGCGTAGCACAGATGCTGAGAATATGCTCGAGAGCGCCATCCCGACACCAATCGACCGTGCCAACCGTGTTGACGCGCCCATTGCATATAGGGAATCGCGGCATTGGCCACCGGTCGACCATCGTACATGCCGATACCAAACTTCTTCATGACCGGCGGCTTGGGCGGCGAAGCATGAGCACGTTGCCAGCGCCGTCGATGAATACCTCGACGGTAGGCACCTTCTGATTTGTACGACTTCCGGTCTCCGGGATGCCGTAGTCGTCGCAGAAACTCTCCATCAATCTTGGCTGCGTTGCTACCGGTGCGATACTTGCGCTGATAGCCCAGATAGTACTTCACCACCTGAATACGATGGTCAGTAGCGGGACCCCGTTTACCGTCCACCCGCAGCGGAGTAAAGTACTCCAGTGCTCGATTGGTAAACATGTTAAGCTCACGTTGGAGCTCTCGCGTCTTCATGTCTTCGCCTCACTCTCCCTTTCCGGCTCCTCGGCGTCGGACAATATCAAACCACCCTTACCAATTTGCTTAATCCGAAGCAGCCATTCGTAACCAGCTCGAGTCTGCCCTATGCGGGTTTCCAGTTGATCTCGACTCGGTTTACTCATAACTTCTTCATCTTTCTCTACCACAACCGTGTGTCTCCCGGTCTTCGTTGCACCGGCGGTCGGGGAATAAGACTGCGATCACCGTAGTGAATTGCGTTGTGCGTACGATGGGTAGTAGTGATCAGGTACTCCGGGTTGAGAATCCAGGCCTCACCCTGCTCCAGATCCTCGGGTAGCATCGGATTCATATGATGGACCAGCAACCCGCTGTGAATTTCGTAACCCGGAACCCCCAGATCACACGCTTCATCGCGAAACACGACATGGTCACGCACCTGGCGCCATTCCCGCGACCGATAGAAGGTCTGGTTGAGCCACCGATCGAAACCGAAAGTCGAGACTCCGACTTCGCCATGCAAGACCAGATACTCGAAGCGATCTTCGAACAGGGTCAATCGCCGCAACTCCGAATACGTCCTACTCCTCATCGATTAACTCGCCATCGGGCGGAGGACCAAAGCCCGAATACGCGCGCATGGCTTCCAGCGCCGAGACGTAGAGTTCCTCCACTCGCTTCTGACCTTCCAGCTGTTCCTTCTTGACCTGCATCAGCTCGATCTCGTGTTCCATGCGCATCTGTTCCATACGCTCACGGCGAGATCCGGCCTTGAGAAAATGGGTAATGACCTGTGACGATGCCGTTCCGGCTCGGATCTGTTCTTCGGCCAGATCGTAAGCCGCAGACGACAGCTCGTCCTCGCGAGCCTCAGGAGTTCGGGCCGGGGCCCGTCGTCGATGATCTGCCATCCTTGCGGTTCGGGCCATGACTCACACTCCTTTCCTAAACGTTGACTTCAGCGGAAAACTAAGTAGACGGACCGTCACCTCGAGCCAGGGCCGCGTTGGCCCAAAACATTGCCTCCTCGAGCTTGGTGATGGCCAACGACTGCTCACGCCCGGGCGCGCCCGTAATCTTGACAATCTCCCCGGCCGCCCACAGCAAGCTGTCTCGCACCTGCTGATGGGCTTGCTTGGTGTTCTCGTCGTCGGCCGGATGAAACTGGAAGCGATGGGCTAGAGCGTCATTCGTAATATGCGTCTTGGCCTCCATGTACATACCTCGATTCTAGGAAACGACCCGAGCCTGAATGTGAGCGTCGCCACCATCCAGAATCAACCCGTTCAGATCTTCGCGCTTGATGCGCACATCTCGGTAGTCACCCCACCAACAGCGAATAGTGACCAGATCTTTCTTGACATCGTAACCCCGGGCCGCGTACTGGTGGCCTCCGACCTGGGGACCCGTGGGCGCGATGATCCCCTTCGCGTTGGGGGTAAACATGTCGTTGTACCACCAGGTGCCTATGCTGACCACGTGGCCTTGTTGGATGAGCTGCACAACTTCATCTGCCCCGTTGAACACGTGCAGATACTCGCCCCCGATGCCCAGTTTGGTCGCCGCCTTGGCCGAGGCTAGACCCGAAGAGCCCGTATCGTCCGGAGGCCACTCGCCCTTGAAGGGATCCACTGTTGTAGCCAAATGATAGAACTGATGCGCCTCGTCCATGTTGAACACGACTCCGGCCACTCGGTTACCCGCGGCATTCATCTGTACACACTTGGCCACACCGGTGCACTCGCCATGGCATTGATTGGGGTTGACCTTCGGATCGTAGATGCGGATGGTCTTGCTAACCCATTGGCTGCGATCGACGATAGCTCGAGAGGGAAAACCTTTAGACCTCGGGTCATGCACCCGCTGTCGACCGAGCCGACTGTCCTTCTGCTCGATGAAAGTGACCTCGACATCGTCCCCCATGGTTAACACCTCCTGTCCTCTTCGACGATCGAGATACGAAGCTACCTTCCACCGACTAGAACTGCACCAACTGACGAGTGATTCCCTTGGCCGAGGTAACCGACCAGATACGTACGGTCGGTCGAATCTTGAAGCGACGGGCCACCACGACATGCGGTCCGCAAGCCAAGCCATTCATGTTCACACGAACCTGACGCTTACCGTGAACATGACGCCGAATGATCACAAGATCATCGATCTGCACATTGACGCCACTCTGAATCTTGGCCAGTCGCTTGGGCAACGTCATCCACGCAACTCGACGCGTGCTTACACAAGCCGACAAAATCGGGGAACCGCCAGGACCCTGCGGGCCAGTAGGACCCTGCGGGCCAGTAGGACCCTGCGGGCCAGTAGGACCTTGTGGACCGGTGGGACCCGTCGTGCCAATCGGGCCCATTACCCCATTACAAACGAAGAAAACCTGATCATCCTTCACCCCGGGACCATTGAATACCGTGATCTTAAGCCCTCCGGCCGGGCAGTTGAGACCCGGAGGTTCAACGACCACGGTAAAGAACGGGGACTTTGGGTGATGACACTTCTGGGGTTGATCCCCCGAAGGTTTACAACCATGATGATTGCCTCCGTCCCCGGCTGACGCTACCGACGGAGCGACGATCGCCAACAGAAAGGCGATAACCACGGTAAACAAGACCTTCATTAACCTTCTCCTAGTTTGGATTGCCCAATCGTACACCTCGGCCCCGAAGACAAAAGTTCTCGAAGCTTCTTCTCAGCTTTCTCAGTTATCACAGGGGGTTCAAGACCACTTTTCCAAGGGGTACCTTTAGATTGTTTGTACAAAAAGTCCCACCGGGGGTATTTTTGGC